CTCGGATGAGCACCAGGTATTAACTTCCGAGGGCTGTTATTCCACCATTTACCAACTAAAGTATCGTCAAGGTGCTTTCTATTCGTTGAGTAAACTCTTAGATTGCTTGGCCAGTTGTGTCGAGGATGGTTGTCGATATGGTCAACTACTTCATCTGCTGTTAAATATCGACCAATTGCACACTCAAGAATCAAGCGATGCTCTGCAACATATCCTTGCTTTTTCGCCAGAGGATGAAGCGGGGCAAATTGGTCTATATATCCAAGCTTTACAAGGCGACGACCTCCTTTCCAGTCCCTATGCCCTTGACCTGAGCGAGGACCTGTTCGAGCGCAAATTATTCCAAGGCGCGAAGCCGCACGCTCAATTGATGTTCTGTTTACAGAAAGCTTTTCAGCAACTTCATTCTGAGTCATTCCAGATTCAAGAAGTGCGATCATTACATTCTGACAAAACTGGCGGTTGCGGTGAGGCTTGCAGCAGCGACATATTTCTTTCATTGGATGGAGTCCTTTTGTATGGCGGTAAACGAATAATAGCATATAAAGAAATCGGTTTACAGCCATTATTTGATTTGCAGGTGCAGGGCGCTAACAACTATTCAACCAGCGGAGTTATCAATCACAACTGCGGCAAGACCATGACAGGATTAACCATGGATGCCATGCACCTGACGGGCGACTACCCAGATGACTGGGAAGGCTACAGATTTGAGCACGCTCCAAGATGCTGGTTGCTTGGTTATTCGATGGAAAAAACAAGGGATTTGCTTCAAGCTCCGCTATTTGGTCGCATGGAGGTCGGGGCATTTTCTGGTGGACTTATAAATAAAGATCGCATACTTGGTCACTACGCAGCGCAAGGTACGTCAGGTGCTATGCGTGAAGTTAGGGTTAGGCATAAGGGCGGCGGCGAGTCTATTTGCCAGTTCTGGTCTTATTCTCAGGGCCAATCGGCTTTGATGGGGGACTCTGTAGACTGGTATCACATAGATGAGGAACCAAAAGACCGCACAATTTACCCGCAGGTGTTAACCCGTACGGCCACCGGAGATAAAGGCAAAGGTGGCAGAGGTATTCTGACGTTTACGCCTGAGAACGGGCGCACCGAGTTGGTTGTCCAGTTTATGGATTCTCCGGCGCAAGGTCAGTACATGCAGCGCGCTACGTGGGACGATGCTTTGCACTTAACCGAAGAGACTAAAGAGCAGTTGCTTGCCAGCTTCCCTCCTTGGCAGCGCGACATGCGTACAAAGGGCTTGCCGCTACTCGGCACTGGCTTAATTTTTGATATTAAAATCCCAACATGCAAAGCATTTCCATGCCCCGACCATTGGTATGTTATCAACGGTATGGACTTTGGGTGGGATCACCCACAAGCGCATTGCCAATTGCTGTGGGATAAAGACGAGGACGTCATTTATGTGTCTAAACTTTACCGCAAGAGCAAGCAGCAGCCTTACGAGGTTTGGCATAACGTGAAGTCGTGGGCGCGTAACGTGCCAACAGCTTGGCCTTCTGACGGTTTGCAGACAGAGAAAGGCTCAGGCAAGTCGCAGAAGTCTTATTATGAAGAGGCGGGCTGGTCTATGCTGTCAATGCACGCTCAATGGCCTGATGGTGGCGTGTCTGTTGAGCAAGGCTTAATGGAGATGTACGACAGATTCAAGACTGGCAAGCTGGTTATATTTGACCATTTATCTGATTTGCTTGATGAGTTAATGCAGTATCACCGCGACGAGAAAGGCTCAATCGTGAAGGTGGCTGACGATGCTATTTCTGCTGTGCGTTATGCTTACATGATGCGGCGGTTTGCTGAAACTAAATACGACATACTGAATCAGCCTGAGTATCACCATGAAGAAAGAAGCCAGCACAAGCATGCTGGCAGTTTAGGTTATTGATTGTTGGCGATTAGCTCGGCAAACTTGACGATGATTGTGTTTCTGTTTTTTTCTTTCATCTGAATCTCTTCAATGAATGAAAGCTCACCAGCATCAAACATAACAAGCCACTTGTCGCTGACATTAACTGCGGTTGCGCCTTCGCATTTAGGGATGGCAAGGCCAAATGCGTTGGTATCTTCTAAGCTATATATTTTCATTTCAATCTCCAATTGGTTGAGGTGTAACTATAGCACAATCGCAAGCTTTGAGAAGTCGCAGCACTACGCTATACTAACCAAAACTACTAAGGGCTTGACAAATGAAAGAGCTGCTTTCCTATATTGACAATCCGAACATTGCGGCGGATTTATCAGAAGAAAAACTAACCGAAATCGCGCAGAAAGTCGTGCAGGAGTACGGAGAAGACCGCGACTCTATGTCCGAATGGGCAAAGATGGTCGATAAGGGTATGAAGGTTGCGAAGCCTGCAATGGAGAGCAAGAGCTATCCGTGGGAAGGTGCAAGCAACTATAAGTCGCCGATGATTTACGAGGCTGTTATCAGCTTTGGAGACCGTGCATCAACTGAGATTCTAGGCGGTAAGAAGCTTGTCAAGGGCTGCATTGAAGGCGTTGAAACGCCAGAGAAGCAGGCGCGCATGAGTCGTGTCGCTCAGTTCATGAACTGGCAGTTTAACTATGAGATGCCAGAGTGGCGAGCTGAACAAGAGCAAGCTTTGTACGCATTAGCTGCTGTTGGTTGCTTCTTCAAGAAAACATTTTTCGACCCGACCGAGGGCAAGAACGTATCGTTGCCAATATTCTACCCTAACTTTGCCGTCAATCAGAACGAGCGCTCAATGTCTGCGCTTACTCGCTTCACTGAGTGCAAAGTATATTGCGAAGCTGAAGTTAACGAGCGTATTGCCGCAGGTATCTGGCTCGACCAAGATTACGCGATGGACGATAACGAGATTGCAGATATTGACGCTGACGATAAAGACCAATCCAGCGAGGATGAATTCCTTGAGCAACACTGCATGCTCGACCTAGACGGTGACGGCATTGCAGAGCCTTACATCGTTACGGTTCACACTCAATCAGAAAAGGTTGCGCGTATCGTTGCACGCTTTGACCGCTCATCCATTTTAGTTAAGTTGGCTGATGGCGTCGTTGCTTCGCTAGATAAGGCAATGGCTCAAGCGGTGCAGCAAGCAAGCAAAGAAATCACCGTAACAATGGAAGGCCAAGAGCCAATCGAAGCCATCTCAGGCGCACTAGAGCAACTACAATCGAAAGCGCTTGGCATGCTGAAGATTGTGAAGATTAAGCCAGTCAACATGATTACTAAATACGGGTTCATCGTTGCGCCAGATGGCACCTTCCTCAATTGGGGTTATTGCCACTTGCTGACCGGATACCTTGAGCTTATCAACACCACGTCAAACCAAACGATTGACAGTGGCAGCTTAGCTAATATGGGTGGCGGCTTTGTGTCGAAGGAATTCCGCAACAACAAGTCGCCATTCCGAGTATCGCCAGGTAAGTTTGTTCAAACCGGAGTCGATGCACAGACAATGCAGACAGGCATCATGCCGTATCCATTTAAAGAGCCGTCAGCGTCATTGATTACGCTAAACCAAGAAGCTAAGGCGGAGGCTCGAAACCTAACGGCAATCATCAACATGGAAGGCGCAATTGCACCAAACGCACCAGCGGCGACAACTCTTGGCTTGCTTCAAGAAAAAATGATGCCAACAACTGCGCTGATTAGTCGCATCCTTCGCAGCATGTCCGATGAATTCCGCAAGATGTTTGACCTTAACGCCAAGTACACTGACCCTGTGACGTATCAAGAAGTGCTGGACGACCCGCAAGCGGATTACCAGCAAGACTTCACCCGAGCAGGATATGACATTGAGCCAACTGCTGAAGCGGCCAAATCAAGCATGATGCAGAAAATGCAGTCTACACAAGTGTTGATGGAGCTGATGCCAGTTATCCAAGCGTCAGGCGGTCAAGTGAAAGCGTTAGTATCTGAAGCGCTTGACGCTATCGGCATTCCTGAAATGCTAGATAAGCTCTATCCTGAAGGTCAATCAGACCCGCAGCTGATCGCGATGGAACAAGAGCGCATGCAGATGGAGCAAATGAACGCGCAACTGCAACAGCAGAACAACGAGCTACTGAAGCAGCAGCATGAAATCAAGATGGCAATGCTAGACCTTGAGCGCCAAAAGGTTGAGCAGAAATCCGCAGAGCTTGCACTGAAGGCGCAAGACCAAGACGGGCGACTGAGCTTGGAAGCTGCAAGACTTGACGCAGAGGCGCAGCGCATTGAAGCTGATGAGAATCTGAAAGTGGCTCAGACGTTTAAGACGTATCAAGAAGCTGAACAGATTGGAGCGCCAAAAGTTGATGTAACAATAGGAGCGATACCAGATGGCATGCAATAAAAAAGGCAGCAAGAAGCCGCCTAAGAAGTAAATCGAAGCCCCTTTATTGGGGCTTTATTTTTGCCGGAAATTTTAAAAACCCATTCTTAGACACCCTATCAGCAAACGACGCCCAAAGATGATCGCTTATTTCCTTTTCACTCATTCCTGCAAACCTGCCAAGCCACGAATCAATCGGGCGCTGATTAACCTGCGCCCTGCACATATAAACATCGTAGTTGTTATTCATTATCAAACTCCAAAGTCGTAACCACTGTGCGAGTGACTTTAACTAGTTTGGCTTTTGCAAGGTATCGCCTGTTATAATCAGACTCATAAGTAAAATCCTCTGGCGTTTTCGCAAACCTAGGGTCGGCAATTTTTCCATCAATAATGTCAACCCAGCAGCAACTACCATTATCACAATTTGGGTCTTTGCCCCATGCCTTGTTGTCTAATACCGCCATAACGCCAGA